GTAAGAACAGTAATTGATAAAATATACAAGGAATCAAAAGCTATCATAATTATTTACACAGCTTTGGCTCATCTTCCTTATACATTTTGTGCTCTTTTAGAACTTGTAGATGGCATTACATTGACTGTACATGAACAACAAGATGTTCCTGATTTTGAAAGACTTTGTAAAAAACTTACAAATTCAAATATAATGGGAAAAACTATGAGATTAAACATTTTTGATGATATAGTCATTCCCACTATTCCAGAATATTGGAGAGTGAAACGGATAAAATGGATTAAGAATTGTCCCTTACCAGATGGTGAAATATTGGGAAGATTAGAATGAACTATGGATTCTTTACACCATCAGAACTAAATCAAAATCGAAAGGTTTTGTACCACTCATCACAGTGTGGTTCATGTGGACTCTTTCGATTATGTAAGAATCCAAAGATGAAATATACAGGAGAGGGTCGGAAGAAAATCTTAGTCATTGGAGAAGCTCCGGGAGCAGATGAGGATAAAGTCAACGAGCAATTTGTTGGTAAAGCAGGCAAACGATTAAAACATGAACTGAAACTTCAGGGGATAGATTTCTTTCGGGATTGTTGGAAAACGAATGCGATTCGTTGTCATCCTCCGGATAATATTAAACCGGACAGTAAACAAATTGCTTGCTGCCGCCCGGCACTTTTTGCAGAGATAGAACAATTAAAACCTGCCTCTATCTTGCTCTTCGGAAATGTAGCTGCCAAAGCCGTATTGGGCCATATTTGGGATGAGGGGGACAAATATGAAATGTCTGTCTGGACGGATTGGATTATCCCAAATAGAAAACCGAATAGTTGGATAAGCATACATTATCATCCGTCTTATCTGGAACGACAAAAGGATGGTTTGTTAGATTTATTATTCAGGCAACATCTAAAACAGGCTTTGAAAAAGAAAAAGCGACCTTGGGAAACAATACCAAATTATGAAAATGAAATTGAATTGATATACAAAGATAAAGATGTTCATTTGTTTATCAAGGATATTATCAAATATTTATTCAAAAGACCTGGATTGCTTTCTTTCGATTATGAAACAAATTGCTTGAAACCAGAATACAAAGGAGCAGAAATAGTTAGTTGTTCTATATGTTGGCAAGGAATAAAAACAGCAGCATTTCCTTGGACAGAAAAAGCAGCAGATAATATGTCCGTTTTGTTACAAAGTAAACATAAAAAGATAACCAGCAATATAAAATTTGAAGAACGTTGGACGAGATACATGCTTGGACATCGTGTGAGGAATTGGGATTGGGATACGATGTTGGCTGCCCACGCATTAAATAATAGTACCGGAATCACTGGTTTGAAGTTTCAAAGTTTTGTTCAATTAGGCATGCCAGCTTATGATAAACATATTGAACCTTATTTACAGGCATCTAAGGGACAACATATCAATAGAATACAAGAAATTCCATTAAAGGATTTGTTAATTTACAATGGTATGGACTCGCTATATGCATACAAAATAGCCACGATGCAAAAAAGGAGAATAGACAATGGCTCAACCCATTGATTTGGAAACTATAGAAAAACTTACTAAGCAAACTATAGCAAATTTGAATGAGATGAAGAAACGAGGGAAAACTGAAAAGACAATCTCAATAGATGGTTTGTTACAATACTCTGAAATCGTTATGGAATTGTACAAACAAATTAAAGAGTTGAACAAAACGATCGAAAAGCGAGACAAAACAATTGAAAAGCGAGACAAAACAATTGAATCTCTAAAAGCACATATAGAAACTTATAGACAAGAGTTGGAAATTGCATGAAAATAAAAGCCACTACACTTTCAGCCTACAATTTGCTCCATCAAGGCTCGTTGGTAATGGCTGAGATGGAAGCTAATGGTATTCGTGTAGATATTGATTATGTCAAACGAACACAAAAGAAAATTGCCCATCGTATAGAGGAAATGTCTGAACAATTAAAAAACGACAAGATATACGAGATATGGAAAAAAGAGTTCGGTTGGAAAATGAAATGGAGCAGCCGCACTCAATTGGCTACCATTCTGTTTGATAAGATGGGTTATCGTTCAGAAAAACAAACCAGTACAAGACAATCCGCCGACGCCGATGCGCTGGAAGGATTGGATTTGCCTTTCATCCGGCGATATTTACAAATAGAAAAACTGAAAAAGGCCAGGAGCACTTATCTGGCCAATATCTTGCGGGAAACAGTTGATGAGATTGTTCATCCTAATTTTAACCTTCATTTGGTACAAACTTTTCGTGGACAAAGCGATCACCCCAACTTTACCAATGTCCCAATGCGTGATCCCTTGATTAAAAAATTGGTGCGTCGCAGTTTCATTGCGAGGGAAGGTCATTGCATTGTGGACTTGGACTTTAAGGGCAGCGAAGTTAATGCAGCCAGTTGGTATCATAAAGACCCTGTAATGCTGGAATACATTAAAACAGACCCAGGTAAAATGCACTTCGATGCAGGCAAACAAATATATATGTTATCTTCAAAACAGATGACACCTGAGATTCGATATTGTGCAAAGAATATGTTCGTCTTTCCCCAATTCTATGGAGACTGGTGGCTCAGTTGTGCCCGGAATTTATGGCAAACTATCGAAAGAAAGAAGTTGAAAACCGCCAATGGAATCCCATTAAAAAAATGGTTGGAAAAACAAGGGGTTGTGTGTTTGGGAACGGGCGATCCAAAAGATGTTGACCCGGAATCTTTTGAGGCCCATATCAAGGAGGTAGAACATGATTTTTGGTACAACCGATTTTCCGTTTATCAAGAATGGAAAGAAGAATGGTGGGAAAAGTATCAAGAACGTGGTTGGTTCCAAATGCTTACAGGATATGTAGTCTCTGGATATATCAATCGTAAACAGTGTATCAATTGGCCGGTTCAGGGTACAGCGTTTCATTGTTTGCTTTGGTCCTTGATTCGGATTAGCCAATTATTGAAAAAATACAAGATGAAAACTAAACTTATTGGACAAATACACGATGATGCAGTCAGTGATACTCCGGAAAAGGAATTACAAGATTATATTGAAATAGCAATGCGTGTAATTACTGTAGAGTTGAAAAAACACTGGCCTTGGATCATCATACCTATGAAGGTGGAAGTTGAAGTGACACCGGTAGGCGGAAGTTGGTATGACAAAAAGGAGTATAAAATATGAAAGAATTCTATCGCAAACACAGACCAAAAACATTTGCTGATATTCTTGGACAAGAAGGTGCTGTTTCTACTTTAGAAAAGAAGGCTAAGACAAATTCTATACCACATGCAATACTCCTTCATGGACCCTACGGAACGGGAAAAACGTCTATAGCTCGTGTGTTGGCTCGTGTATTGAAATGTAGCAAATATGATTTTCAAGAGAAGAACACGGCAGACTATCGAGGGATTGATAGCATCCGTGAAATTCGAGCTACAGTAAATCAAGCTCCCATTGATGGAGATTGTAGAGTTTGGCTACTTGATGAAACCCACAAATGTACAGGTGATGCACAGAATGCAATGCTGAAATTATTGGAAGACCCACCAGACCATGCTTATTTCATATTAGCTACAACGGAACCTCAAAAACTTATCGAGGGGATTAAACAACGATGTTTATGTTTGAAATTGAATCCTATCCCAATCGAACAATTAATACACATAGTCAAGAGAGTTTGTAAGAAAGAAAAAATCACTTTGTCCAGTGACGTTTTGGACAAACTCACGGAATATGCGGCAGGGTCGGCTCGTGAAGCATTGCAAATTCTCGACCGGATTTACCAATTAGATTTGGAAAAGCAACAACTGAAAGCTATTGAGAAAACATCTGTGACTACACAGACTATTCTAATTGCTCGCAGTTTGATGAATACCAAAACTAAGTGGCGAGATATAACCCCAATCCTAAAAGAATTGGAAAACGAGGATGCAGAACAGATACGGTACTTGATTTTAGGGTATGCAAAGACCGTTCTACTCAACAAAGATAATCCACGAGCCTTCAGAATGATAGAAGCATTTCGAGATAATTTTTATGACAGTAAATTTTCTGGAATAATTTCTGCTTGTTACGAGATTTTACAGGGATGAATAGGGTATAATATAGGTGACTGAAAGGAAAATTATGGACAAAAAAGAACAAAAAGACTTTGATGGTTTGCTCGATATTGACAAAACTCGGTTGGATGATGAATGTGAGGACCAACCGAGGAAGATATGGAATTATGGCAAGATGTTAGCCAAAGCAATACGACTTTGGGATGAAGCAATTGCTAATTTGAAATTGGCAGAAGCAGATGTAGATGCGGCTGTCAGGGAGAATCCAAGCGATTTTGGTTTAGAAAAACTTAATGAGACATCCATTAAACGAGCTATCCTTCGGAGCAAGGAATATCAGGAAGCCAATAAAGCTGTGAACGATGCAAAATATCGTGTTGGAGTTTTGGAGGCTGCTGTGAAATCATTGGACCACCGGCGTTCATCACTAAGTATGTTGGATGGTCAAGACCAACGTGGGTATTTTGCTCGACCTAAGCAAAATAACAGAACTGATAATGGAAAATCGTTTCATCGTAAAACACTGAAACGGACAAACAATGATTGAAACGATTTTTTATACAATTTGTTTGCTTATTGTAGTGCCTTTGTTTACATATCTTATGGCAAAAGCTGCTACATTTGGGTATTACAGCGGTAAACGTATGTGGGAAACGCCACAAAATAAAGATGATAATCAAGAAAAAGGAGCAAAATAATGTCTAAGAAGAGCAAAGAAAAGAGAAAAGAACGAAGTGTTGCTTCAGCCACAGCCAAACGTAGGGAACGAGCGGAGCAAGGGTCCAGTGATATGTTCAACTTGCCAAAGGATAGCCAATTATTCAAAGTGGATTCCACAGGCATTAAACGAATTGATATTATCCCCTACACGATAGGCAAAGGAAACCCGAACGCAGACGAGGGTTCATTTTATTGGGAACGAACCTTTTTTGCACATCGTAATATTGGAGTGAATAATGAAATGGTAGTTTGTCCTGCACGGACAAACAAAAAGCCCTGTCCTATATGTGAACACATGGCAAAGTTGCAAAAAGACCCTGAAGCGGATGAGGCTATTGTAAAAGCTCTATCCCCAAGCAGACGGATGCTTCTGAACGTTCGGGATATGAAAAAGGATTCGGATAAAGTAAAACTTTGGCACATCTCACATTGGTATTTTGGAAAAGCCATTGATGAGGCCCTGGCTGCTGCTTATGAAGACCATGACGACAATATGGACAACTTCTGCGATCCAAAAGGTGGTCATTACTTGAAGTGTGTTGCAGAAACTGGTTTTGAGGGGCAAGGATATAACATTGCTCGCGTTGATTTTATACCCCGAAAAGAAGATTTGGATGATGACATTCTCGGTGAAGCCGTCTGTTTGGATGAAATCCTTGTGATTAAGGATTATGATGAATTGAAAGAGATGTTCTTCGCTGGAGACAAAGATGACGATGAAGATGAGGATGACGAGAAACCCAAGAAGAAGTCCAAGAAAACATCCAAAAAGAAAGTAAAGGATGAGGACGAGGATGACGATGATGATGAAGACAAGGAAGATGATGACGATGACGATGACGATGATGACGATGAGGATGAACCCAAGAAGAAATCCAAAAAGAAAGTAGACGATGATGATGACGATGATGACGATGATGACGATGATGACGATGATGACGATGATGACGCCGATGATGACGAGAAACCCAAGAAGAAGTCCAAGAAAACATCCAAAAAGAAAGTAGATGACGATGGGGACGATGACAATTGGGACGATGACGACGATGACGATGATGATGATGATGAGGATGATGACGATGAAGATGAGGATGAGAAACCCAAGAAGAAGCGTGTAAAAGTCAAGAAACATAAATAGTATACCCTCCTCCGGCAGCAGGGTTGGGGATGGCCTCAACCCTGCTGTTTTGAAAAGTAAATATGGTCGGGTGTGATGGAACAGCTATCAATAACAACTTATTTTGGAGACATCGAAAATATGAGTTTACAACTATAGAATAACGCAAAATAAGGAAAAGATTTGAATTGAACATAGCTGACGGACAAGGAGGTCTGACCCGACCTATTTAGGATAGATATGAGAACAGAAGAAATCAGACGACGTTTGACACATCGAAAACCGGAACCCCAATTAACGGGTGCTGATTTTCTATCCACAGGCAGTACAATGTTAAACTTAGCATGTACTGACCATCCTGAACGTGGTTTTGCAAAAGGTCATTATTATCTTATCGTTGGTACGTCCAGAAGTGGTAAGACATTCCTAACATTAACCTGTTTGGCAGAAGCGGCACAAAATCCAAATTTCAAAAATCACCGATTTGTATATGACAATGTAGAACGAGGGGCGTTAATGAACATAAAACGCTTCTTTGGAAAAACTGTGGATAAACGATTGAAAATTGTTCATTCTTTTCGCATTGAAGATTTCTATTATAGATTAGATGCTTTAGCCAAAAAAGGCAGACCATTCATTTATATTCTGGATTCTATGGACAGTCTGACCAGTTCATCAGAATTGAAAACATTCCAAAAACAAAAGAAAGCTCATCAGGAAGAGAAAGAAATAGCAGGGAGTTATGGAGATGGAAAGGCCAAAATAAATAGTCAAAATCTGCGATTGGTTTTGAACCCATTACAAGAAACAGGAAGTATTCTCATCATTATTAACCAGACGCGGGATAAGCTCACAGGTTTTGGTGGTAAGACCCGTAGCGGTGGTAACGCTTTACAATTCTATGCTTGCTTAGAAGTGTGGAGTGACATTAAAGAAGATTTGAAAATAAAATATCGTGGGAAAGATCATTCTCAAGGAGTTCTATGTGCATTGCGTGTGCGAAAAAATAGAGTTAGCGGAAAGGTCAATCGAACGGTACATATCCCAATTTATCATACTTATGGGATGGATGATGTGGGTTCTTGTATTGATTACTTGATAAGGGAAAAACATTGGAGGAAGGGAAAGGGTGGAATTACAGCCCCTGAATTTGACTTCAAAGGTACTCGAAGTAAACTAATACATTTGGTATCTAAAAACAATATGGAGAAGGATTTGAGTATGATCGTAGGTGAATTGTGGAATGAAATTGAAGAAGCTGTAGCCATTAAAAGGAAACCAAGATATGCATAAAACAAAACTTAATCTTGATTCTCTTGAAAAGAATCTTAGACAATTGTACATATTCTGTCTGGTTCAACAATTATACCACGACAGGCTTAATCAGATGGCAAAAACAGAAGCAAAATTCGTTTCCAATATGTACATAATAGGACGAAGAAAAAAGACATACACGGAAACACAAAAAAGTAGCATACGACGATTAGCTATCAGATATAATGTAAGGCCGAAAGAAAAAGAAGATGACATACAAACAGATAAAACTCCAAAAGAAAGCAATTAGACGATTAAAGAAACTATATTATACACATAAGAGAGAATTGGAACATGCTGAGTTGGTATTTGTTTGTAAAACGATTTGGAAAGATGCTTGTAAAAAAACTCTTGAAAAGAATGAGCGTCTTGAAATTAAACGGTTGGCCAAAAAGTACAAAGTGAAATTGAAACAGAAAGAATCCGATGAGTAAACAACAGGAAATTATTGAAACAATGACATGGATGTTGGAACAACTAAAATGGCAATACCGACAGACCAAAAGTATTCCTGATGTTTTGCCTGATACACAAGTTGATTGGAGTCCTAAAATGAAGAAAGCTATATCTTTACTTGAAGAGTTATGTCAATAATGAACCAACCACATCTCATATTAGATTGCAATTATCTTTGCCATCGGGCGAAACATACCTTCGGGGATTTGCGGGCGTCCCACACAGCCACAGGCGTTGTGTATGGCTTCCTGCGTGATTTATTAGCCCTTCGGGAACGATTTAATACGAATCGTTTTGTGTTCTGTTGGGACAGTGATTGGTCAAAACGAAAAGCTATTTTACCCACTTACAAACAAAATCGAAAAAAGGAATATACAAAAGAAGAGGAAAAATTTAATGAAGCCTTCCGAAAACAAATACATAAATTGAAAACAAAATATTTACCTACCATTGGATTTAAGAATATTCTTTGGCAAGATGGTTATGAAAGTGATGACCATATTGCGGCAGTTTGTCAAGCTCTTGTACCCGATGTAGAAGAAGGAATTGTTGTTACAGCAGACCAAGACTTGTATCAATGTATCTCTTCCAATATTTCATGGTATAATCCAAGAACACGAGTATTGATGCACTTGTCATTATTCAAAAACACTTTTGGTATTCGGCCAAAACAATGGGTGAAAGTAAAAGCCATCGCAGGTTGTACCAGTGACAATATTAAAGGTGTTCATGGAATTGGTAATATGACAGCCTTGTTGTACATTAGGAAAGAGTTGAAATCTACATCAAAAAAGTACCAAGCCATTAAAACTCATTGGAAAGATATTGTGCTGTTCAACCGTCCTTTTGTAGAACTACCATTCAAAGGAACGGACCCCGTTCGATTGGTCAAAGATAATGTTACACAAGAGGGGTGGAACAAAGTGACAAAGAAACTCAAAATGAAAAGTATTCGATACAAAAATATTATCTGAAAGGAGAACAAATGTTTCGTGTATATAATACGCAAGCAGACTATCAATTGAGAATACGTTTCTACAAAACTTGGCCTGACAAAGAACTTGGATTGCCTTGCCCTCCCAGATATACTACTGTATGTGAAATACAAAATGAAGATACTGAAGAAGTGGTTTTTACTGGGCATGCAAAGATACATCCAAATGATATACCAGATAGAATCATAGGGAAGAAAGTGGCTTTAACAAATGCTCTCCTTTTTTGTTCACATGGCCCTACAGTTTGGAATTTTCCAAAATATGTGCGCACAGAGATTTGGGCAGCTTTTTGGGAATGGGTAGAAAATTGGAATAGGAAATAAAATTATGAATGATAAAGATAAAGAATTACGAAAAATGGTACGTGAAATGCTTGACGAGGGTGACAAAGGTTTCAACGATTGGGAAATTGAGTTCTTGGACAATATGTGGACACACACAAAATACAACGAGAAACAAACGGCCAAAATCGAGCAGATATATGAAGAGAAAATGTAGGAATAAAATTATGAATAAACCTTTCTACATGGCGTGGATGTTGATTTTTTACATCCTGATATGGTTGGTATATTTGTGGATAACAAGGTGATATGAATATGGAAAAGAAATGCAAAAAAAGAAAAGGTCAAGGTAAAAATAAAGGTTCATCTTTTGAACGAGTTATTTGCAAACAACTCAGTTTGTGGTGGACACAAAATGAAAAAGAACCACGAGATGATGTATTCTGGCGTACAGCCGGTTCCGGGGCCAGAGCCAAAGTACGGAGCAAAAACAAACAGAAAACTTTTGGACAATATGGGGATATACAGGCAATTGATCCGGTAGGACAACCTCTTATAGATTTATGTACAATAGAATTGAAAAGAGGATACTCTTCGGAAACCCTTGCTAATTTGATAGAAACACATCAAAATCCAAAAACAAAACCGTGTTTTTACGAACGGTTTATTGAACAAGCCATAACGGATTGTCAACTCAGGGAAGATGAAAGTGAATGGATTCTCATTGTGAAGCGGGATCGCAGGGAGGCGATCCTGCTCACTTCTGTATTTTTCTATGACAGTATTCCAATACCTGTAGATAAAATTATTCCAAAATTCCCAATGATAAAAATTCGGATCAAATTAAAATATAAATGGAGGAGAATTATTGCTATGCGTTTGAATGATTTTCTCTCTCAAATCACTCCGGCAATGATAGAAAGGGTGCTGCGATGGAAGATGCGGAAAAAGAGAACATCGCAATAAAATGTCCCAAATGCGATGAAATAAATATGTATTGGGATAAAAATAAACGAATTTGGCAATGTCTTAGTTGTGGAAATGTGGAGGTTGAATGATGATTCTCATTAAAGAAACGATGGGCATATGGGATATTAAAAAAGTTTTGGACAAAACCAAAATAGATGAGATTCCCATATTGCGAATAACAAGTCCAATTCGCTGTCCTTTCCGACAGAAAAAGCAATGTCAAATACAAATAATAGAAAGTTGTTCACAACTAAATTGTGATAATGATGTTGTTCGTCCTACAACGTGTCCATTTGAAAATACATTCTTATTTATAATGTGTGAAGAATGATCACTTCAGACAATATAACACGTAAACAAGCCAAAAAACTGGTGATGTTATTGGAACAAGAAACCAGATGTGAAATTATGGCTCGTTTGGGAAAGTTTGATAATTTGGAATATGCTGATTACGCTTTGAAACAGCGGGAACTTCATGACAAAATACGCCGGATGCTTTTCGAGACAGACAACATTGTAGAATTAGGTGTACAGTGGAAAATGATAAAAAAGAAATCCTCTGCTAAACGATGAATAGGGTATAATATAGATAGTAGAAAGAACAGAATAGATCAAGGAGAACAAAAATGAAACAAACACTTGAACGATTATTATTTTTCATACTCGGATTCTTTAATTGTTTTGTGTTGCTTCAATGTCAAGATTTTTGTTCTCCGGGGTCCGACAACCATTCAATATGCGCCGTCGCGGATGGCTCGGACCCCCCTCCTTTGCACTTCAATTCGCAGGGGCAGGATTTGCTGCATACCGCCAAAACATCCTGCCCCTTTTTAACAATCACATTTCGCGTGACTGCATATTGCCCTTGTAAAATATGTTGCCAAAAATATGCAGATGGGATTACAGCAAGTGGGCATAAAATACAATCGGGTGATAAATTTGTAGCAGCCCCCAAAGAGTATCCTTTTGGAACACGGATGCAAATCCACGGTTATAGTGATTCCATAGTTATTGTGCAAGATCGGGGTGGGGCCATCAAAGGGAATAGATTAGATGTCTTCTTTCCCACACATAAAGAAGCTCTTGAATGGGGTATAAAAATGGTTGAAGTAAGGGTGTACCAAAATGAATAGACAAACATATTACAAACTTGAAGGACATAAACCCATTCCTTGTAATTTTGATGATCCCGACTA